TTGCTTTTTGTGCGTTATAGCTTCTCTCCCCATCTTCTTTTGCCTTGACAAGCTCTATATAAAAAACTTTTTTTAGCATCACTTCTTTTTTAAAAACATTAACTCTAGCTTCTTTCAAATCTGGAATAATATTCCTAATTTGTTGATGAAAATTTTCTTCTTGATGTTCCATTAAATTGGTCCCTCCTCTTTTCTTCTGCCAAATGCGACCTCTTCTGGGTCAAGAAACTTAGAATATGCACCATTAAAACCAAGGTCCACTTGCCCAGAATCTCCTAACCTATTCTTTCTTATAATTATCTCAGCAGTATCGTTAGAAAGCGAGTCATAATATTCATCTCTGTAAAGCATAATTACCATGTCTGCATCTTGCTCGATAGAACCTGAATCTCTTAGGTCTGAAAGGATTGGTCTCTTATCAGTCCTTCCCTCTACACCCCGTGATAGTTGAGAAAGACTGATTAGAGGACAGCCAATGTCTTTAGCCAACCCCTTCAGTAAATTTGATATATAACTTATTGATGATGCCCTTGAGTCTGAATTGCTTGGTGCTTTATTTGAAGTCATCAGAAGCTGTAAATAATCAACTACTATTAAATCAATATCCATAACCGCTTGAAGTGTTTTTGTTTTATTAATAACCGTTTCAATTGTTATGGGCGACTTATCAAAAACAAACATATTTTTCTCTTCGAAAAAGTCTTTCGTTTTTCTAAATTTATACCAACCTTCTGTATCTAAATTTCCTGTAAGCAAAGAGTCCATTTGAAGCTCTGCTTCAGCAGATATAATCTTTTTTAGTAATTGTTCATTAGTCATTTCTAAACTAAAAATTAAAACATTTTTACCATTGATGGCAGCATTGGTAGCTACATTTAGGGCAAAAGTTGTTTTCCCCATTGCGGGTCTACCTGCAATTATTACTAGGTCCCCTGACCTAAAACCTTTTATTTTTTCATCGAGAGTTTGAAAGCCTGTCTTGATTAAGTTTTTATTAATTTCACTTGCATTTGATAATTCATGTTCAACATTATTAAATATTTGTGATATTTTTTTTGGGGAGCCTGTTGCCTTAGTAATTCTGTCCCCGATTAAATACTCATTGATTTTGCTTATCTTCTCTTCAATTTTTATATCTTGATGAACAATGTCTGGTATTCTTTTAGCTAGATTTAAAAGTTTTCTGTCAGCAGTTGCATCTTGCATCAGAGATATCCAATAAGATATGTCGTCTAAAATTATTCCGTCTGCTGTAGCCTTACGAACTTTTTCAAACATAGTTTTATTGAGTAAATCTTGTAAAGAAATTATGTCTATTCCTTGTTTTTCAATAAGTATTTCATAAGTTTTTTGAAAAGCTAAGTCAGTAAAATCTGTTGGCTGTAAGCCCCTTTCTTGTGCTTGTATAAAGAACTTGTTATCTAAAATCATTGCCCCAATAACATTTCCCTCTAATTCTAAGTTTGCGTTCTCGTCTATATGTAATGTTTTCATCCGTATCTCCTCTCGATGATTGCTTCAAATTGATTAATGCCAATCATAGTCATTAAGCTTGGCTTCTTGTCCCAAAAAGACCTTATCCATTTTTTATGACCTTCTGAGTTGGCTATTTGAAAATATTTTTTCCAAAATTCTTTTGTGTTCAAATTTATTTTTTCCCCCGTTTTAGGTGAGACTAAACCCTTCCTTGCCAACTCTCTTAGTTCTTTATACCTTGGCTGTGCTTTGAAAGAATTAGCACTATGTTGATAAAAACTTTTATCGCATTGCTGTTTATAAATTTCATTGATTTCGTCTAGGTCTAATATAAATATTTCTTTAGTATATGTTTTAGTATTATAGCCACCTCCCGACCCACCCCCGTTTTCTCCCGACCCACCCAAGATTTTATAAAGATTGCTAGTGTATTCATCTCTGTCATTTACCCTGTTTTCCCAATCTACTATTCCTTGAGCTCTAAGCTTCTTTAAGTTGTCTTTAATCGCAGATAAAGATAGCCCTGTAAGTTGTGTTAATTTTTTATGAGAAGGATATGACTCTCCATATTCGTTAGAATAATTTGCAAGAACAATTAAGATAAGTTTTTGTGTTGGATTTACTTCTGTAGTTAAAACTTTAGTTATATATTCAAGTGACATTTAGACCTCACGAAATGCACTTTGCCATAGCCGAAATTAATAGGCAAGAATTATTTGAAATTAAACTAATTTTCTGTATCATTGTGTTTTACGGAGGTCTAAATGAGTAAAATAAAAATTTATGAAGCTCTTCAAAATGTACAAGATTTTGTACACAAAGAAGGAATTAAAAAAGAAGGTCACAATAGTTTTAACAACTACGACTACAGAACTATTGACCAAGTTATTGAGTCATTTTCTAAGCCACTAAGGCAAAATAAAATACTTACAGCTATACAACCCAACTTAGAAATTACCACCAAGGCTTTTGATGGTGGAGTAACTTTGACAAAAATCTCTGGAACATTGAGATTTATATCTTGTGAAGATGGAAGCTATCTTGATGTAATGTATGCAGGTCAATCAAAATCAAAACAAGGAAAAGATTTAGAGGCTGCCAAAAGTTTTGCTTTTAAAACATCTTTACTATCTACATTTTGTGTGCCTTTTTCAGAAGGAGAACCAGAAGAAGAGTTTAATGAAACAGAAAACAAAACAGTTGCTCCAAAACAAGATAACAATGAGTTTGTTCCAGCAAAAAGTTCTGGAGATTCGTTTTTAGCAGAGATGAAACAAGCAGATGAAAGTGAGTATGCCGCTATCATACAAAATTATACTAAGGCAGCTAATTTATCTGGTGATAAAGAAACTTTAAAAGTTATTCAAATAAAAACAGAAGAGCTTAAACAAAAATATAAAAAATTGGAGAACGCATAATGGCAGACGTAGTACAAGGCTCACAGGCTTGGCATGACCAAAGGACTAATAGAATTACAGGGACTAGGTTTGCGGGAGCAGTTAAAGAACATATCTGGCTCAAAGGAGACCAATGGGATGCGATGGGGAGAGACATGTATAGAGAGTGGAAGAAACTTCCACAGGACCCGTTTGACCAAAGAGCACTTTATGCAATATCTATGGGTAAAGAAAATGAACCCAAGGCTTTAAAAACATTAGAGAAGTTAGGTTATCAAATAGTGCAACCATCTTTTGTTGTGCATCCTAAATATGATTGGATGGGGATGTCTCCAGACGGTGTGCTTGTAAAAGGTAGAAACGGTAAGACTTCAGCCGTAGAAGTTAAATGTCCACAAACAAAACCATGTTCAAATGTTCGAGAAGAAAAAAGAAATTATTGGCATCAAATGCAGCTTGGTATGGAGTGCATGGATATAGATGAGATGTTGTTTTTCCAATGGTATAGCGATACAGAATATCATCAAGAATGGGTTCCAAGAGAACCTCAATGGGCAGATGCTTATATACCAAAAGCAAAAGATTTTATGGATTGGTATCACAAAGCTTGTAAGGACCCAAACTATATTTCCTCTTGGTCTGAAGATAAAGATGGATTTGGAGTTAGTTACAAACAAGTTGAGAACACAGACAAAACCGAAGAACTTGCAGAAATACAAGTTTCTTTGGCGGAAGTTTCTGCAAAAAAAGACGAGCTAGAAAAAAGAAAAAAAGAATTAGCTAAAGATTTGGTTGCAGAAAACAAAGGCTCCTTTGAAACATTAACCAAAAATGGAAAGGTTAGATGTCACATGACCCAAGCTAAAGGCAGGGTCAATTATTCTAATCTTGTCAAAGAAGAAAAAATTCCTTATGAAACTGTTGAAAAATACAGACAAGAAGGAGATACAAGAATCTATACAAAACTATTAGAGGAATAAGTATGGCAGTAAATATGCAAGATGCTCAAAAGAGCACAAACAAAGTTGTTCTTTCAAGGATTTCCGAGAGAGATTACAACGCATTAAGGGACCTCACTGAAACTATGGACCATGAGTTTTACGCAAGAAGTATATCTTCTTGTTTAAAAGCAATCATTGGAAGATATATTCAGAACGAGGTAAATCAAGAAACTTTAGACATGAGAGGTAAAAATGACTAAAACGTTCGACAACACAAATAGGGGCTCTGTTTGGGGCAATACAGAGAAAAAAAGTGAGAATGCACCTACTCATACGGGTAAGGGAAATATCACTGTTTCTACAATTAATTTAGAGACTGACCCTAAAGGATATAACACTGTAGATAATATAGAGAAATATCTTATTAGAAATGGTAGCGGAGAGATTACAGGCATCAATGTAGATGTTTTTGTAAATGCTTGGACTAGAAAAGCAGGAGCTAGTGAAAAAGCACCAGCTATGAGCTTTTCTTTTAGCCCTGTAAAACAACAAGCAGAGCCAAAAGAGGTTCAGCCTGTAGATATGTTGGATGATTCTGACATACCGTTTTAACTCTTTTTATTACAAAAGATGTACATAATGTCATCTTTCATATAAAATTAGCCCTAGAAAGATTAATTCTTTCTCTATTGTAAAATGGAAACTAACTCGGAAAAGAGTTTAGCAAATTCAGCTAGGCTCTCATCAATTCAAGGAGAAGCTAGTTTATCTGGTTCTCCTTGCAGGGGAGTATGCACTACAACTTATGGGGATTTTAGATGTAAAAGTTGTGGCAGAGAACAACAAGATATTACCCATTGGAACTCTTATCCTGATTTAAAAAGAAAACTTATTAACCTTAAAAATGCAGGTCAAGGTTTTAAAATTAGGCAACTTGAATCTCAAGAGTATAGATGGAAGCAATTATCAAAATTGTCAAACATAGATGAAATGTCTATTAAAGATATGTTACTTACAGTAATTAATGCTGCAACATTTCAGTCAGAAGTCACAGCTTCAGATTTAAAATGTATAGAAATAGCAAAAAAGATAACTCAATCTGACCACAAAATAAATGAAGTGTCTGTAAGGTCTTTGCTTTCTGAGGATGACTACAAGGAACTCCAAAAAAAATAGCCAAGAAGCTTTTTATAGCGACTTAATTATTGGCAAAAATATTGAGAAGAAAGTTCTTTCTTCTATTCAAAAAAAATATCCATCAGCTGTTTTAATACCTAGAAAATTTTCTAAGTATGATATTTTTGTGCCAGAGGTGGATAAAAAAATTGAAGTTAAATTCGATTATAAATCTCAAGAAACTAAAAACATTTTGATAGAACTATTTATGTTTAAAAAACCATCAGCATTGTTAGCCACAGAAGCAGATTATTGGGCAATAGATACAGGCAAGGAAGTTATGTGGACCACACCTAAAAAAATACTTGAGTGTATTCTAATAAACAATATAAGGTCACAAAAAATCACAGGTGATGGAGACACCCAAGCAAAAATAGCCTGTCTTATTCCCATAAAACTATTTAAAAAATACACTGTGAATACAATTTAATCAAAAGATTTCACACAATTGTCACAAAACTAATTCGAATTATTTGTAATCGTGTGATACACTTAGAACTTAACTAATAAATCATATAGGAGAAAATATGAAAAATAAAAAACCAATAATAGATTATGGAATGTCTGCGGAAATGCTAGATAGCGTAGTTTATTATTCAGGTCCAAACTATAAATACACTTTAACTGATGAAAGTTTTCACAATCATAAAACTTTAGTAGTTGCTCAAAAACATTTAAATATTTTAGAAAATAACACGGGTCTATCTGAGCAAGAATTAAAAAAACAAATTATTGAAGAGTGGTTTTCTTTAGAAAACGAATTAGTTCGAGAAGCTAATAATAAAAAAAGGAGAGAAAAATAATGAAAGTATATTATATACAAGACCCTCATAATATTTGGGACACTACAGCAATTTATACTTCTAAAGCAGAAGCAACAAAAGAAGCTAATAGTGTAAATAAAACATACTATGATGGCGAAGAAGTTTATGTTGTAGGTTTTTTTGAAGTTCCAATATCAAAAGAAGGTATTCTTGAAGCATTCAGGCTGGGAAGCTTAATTTCTGGTGGTGGATTGTTATGAATAAATTTGAACCAAAAGACTTTATTATTTTCCTGTTATCTGTCTGGCTGCTTTTTTTATTATTTAATACGGAATTTTATTTGAAATGATTTTAGTTGAAGATAAGGGTACCTCCTATAAACGGTGCTTTCCCTCTGGTGTCGTATCTAGGCAAATGTGTGTGATACCCAAACCCTTACACCACAAAACAATAGTGGTTCATATAAGTCGGGTTAATTTGCCACAGAGGGAACTAAAAATAAATAGTTGTGTCACTTGTAATCGTGTGATACTATCAACTCATAAACCATAAATTAACATATTAAGGAGGAAATTATGGAATACAGTAACTTTAAAATACAAATCCAATTAGCAGACGGGACCAAGCAATTTGTTTGGGAGCAGACTGTTGAAGGAGATATTGAAATAAACAAAGAAATGAATGCTTATGTTGAGCAGCTTGAGGCTGAAGGACATAAAGTTGTTTATGCTAAGAGGGCAGTGTTGGGCAGTGCGGGGATGTTTGATGAGCTCAAGCAGAACAAGCCAGAAAACTTTGTTGGCAAAATATACAAGAACACTATAGTCAAGCTTAAATAATGGAATTAATTATTTTAGAAGAAGGTCATATCACAGGTATTAAATATATCTGTGATGAGTGTTCAAAACAAGTTTCTGAGGAAGAAGGATTGTGGGTTTGTAGAGAAAAACAAATTTGCACTGAATGTTTTAAAAAAGAACAACTAAAGCAGAGAAGAGATGCAAGAGACTATAATTAAAAAAAACCTAACAAAAGAACAAGAAAAAAAAATCTGGGAAGCAAAGCACTTTTCACAAAGATTTATTGCTTTAAAAGAAGCACAAGTAAACTCCAAAGAAGAATGGCAATCTCTTTGGAAAACTAAACTTAAAGAATTAACTGACAAAGAAGGAGAAGCAAAACATGGTTGAGGAAAACAAAACAGTTTTTACATACAAAGGGAAAGACTACAAGAAATTGGAGCTATCGGAAGAGCAGCTCAAACTTGTAAACAGACTAAAAGTTGCAGAAGATACAATGCAAAAAATTTCGTCTGAATATAATACTTTTTTAATGCTTGAAGATTATATGAAGATATTATCTAACAGACTGTCAGACACTCTTAATGAGAAGATAGAGTTAGGAGTCAAAGATGACAAGTGAATTTAAATTAAATGTGCCTTATAAAAAGAAATTAGTAAAAATATCAGACAGAGATATGAAAATTCTTTTTGATTATAATAATAATAAGCTTCATACCTTGCAATCTCTGGGTGATAAATATGGAATTACTAGGGAAAGGGTTAGACAAATTTTAAAGAAATTAAATCATTTAGGTTTTAAGTCAAGAAATCCGAAAGATAGAACAACTTATAAAAATGAGTTAGCAGCAAATATCGTTGTATCAGAAATAGAGAATGCTCTAAATAATTATTATGGAGATGGCACTAGAAATTTTACCAAATGGAAAAAAAGATTTTATGAAAAAGCAAATTATTATCAGATAAAAATTTTCAAAAGAATTTTATTAAAATGTTGGCAACAAGGAAAGCTAGACCCTTTAGATTATATTGACCATCAATTTAGGATTACACCAAAACATTATAAAATTTTAAATTTAAAAGGACTTGGACATACGCATGATGAGGTTGCTAAAATTATGAACCTTTCGAAGCCTTCAATTTGTAATTATCTAAGGAGCTGTAAAGTAATTGGGCTTTACAAGGCTAAAAATCCTAACCAAATAAAAGCAGCCTCACTTAATAAAAAAGATATTGAATCAAGACTTAATTTAATAAGAAGAGGCATGAAAGCAGGTAAATCATTATTACAAATAGAATCAGAAATTTATCAAAGACCTGAAAAAGAACATACTCAAATATTAAATCATTTTATTGTTAGGCATCACACGGTTCCAAAAATGGCAGCGGCTTTTAGGAGGGAATACGGATGAAAACTTACATTCATGTAAATCAACACAAGATACGAGCCAATAAGAAACATGGCACTGACGAGCCTGTAATTACCGTAAAGAAAGGAAAAACAAATATTTATTGCCATGAAGTAAAAATACTTTCACCTGCAACAGTAAAATACGGTGGAAATGATAAGCCACTTTTGAGTTGTGGTGCAAGAGTTGTAATAGAAACAGAAGGAGAAGTTGAAGTAATAAAATGAAAAAGATAAACCCGAAAGATTTAGTAGATTATAAAAAATATAAATCAACCTTTGACAGATTAAAGAAATATCAACCAAAGGTTTATCAAAGATTAATTAGATATCAATTAAATATATTTATTCAATTAGGAACTTTAAAATTAAAACAAGGAGAAGAAGATGAAAACTTGGAAAGAAGCACTTAAAGAATATTACAGATTTAAAAAGATGGGAAAAAATGATTTTTCATACAGAAAATATTTTGACCCATTGTTAGAGAATAAAGATTTAAATACTTTGACTAGAGCTGACATTGCTGCCATAAGGTCTGGCATCAAAGGTAAGTCAGGGACAGTCAATAGATATTTAAGTTTCTTCAGAGCAATACTTAATTTTGCTTATGAAGAGTTGGGGTGGTTAGACGCCAAACCTTTTGTGAAAAATGTTGATAATTCTCCCAAAAAGTCACACTACTTTTCACAAGAAGATATTGAAAAGCTTTATGTTCATCTCCCCGAGCATTTAAAAAAGCCTTTCATTTTCTCCTTATTGACAGGAGTAAGAATGTCTAACTGCCTCAATTTAAGATGGGAACAAATTGTTGAGGACCAAGTAGCTATAGAAGGTACAGAAACAAAAAATGGAAAAGTTTTATGTGTACCTTTAAATAAAAAATGCAAAGAGCTTTTGAGCAGCATTGACAGGAAAGGTCCTTATGTTTTTACCTATGCAGGTAGAAAAATAACCAGAGCTTCTAATACAGGTTGGTATAAAGCTTTGAAAAAAGCTGGGTTGAAAGGTATGCGTTGGCATGATTTAAGGCACACATGGGCTTCACATCATGTTCAAAATGGTACACCTTTACACACTTTACAAATTTTAGGAGGTTGGTCAGATTTTAATATCGTGACTAGATACGCACATTTGTCTAAAGATTATCTTAATGATGCTTGTGAGGTATCAAATAGTCTGGTATCTTGATGACTAGACCTTCAGCAGGGCGGGTGATTTTTTTCATATTTTCTCCCCTTAATAGGTATGTTAATGACTTGTCCTGCTTCTAATTTCCTCTATCAACTACCCTATTATATTCTTCCAAAAATTCTTTTTTGATTGTAGTAATTTTTAGTTGTATTTTAGCAGCATCTCTTTCTCTTCTTAATTTTCTTTCAACACTTTCTGTTTGTTCTATTTCTATTTTTAATTCTCTTAGTTCTTTGTATGCCTCTCTTAAACTTTTATTTGTGAGGTCAAATAAGCTTGTACCACCTTTGCTTCGCATAAGCTCAACAGATTTTTTTGAACCTGTTAAAACAAGCTCTGACAAATCATAAGGTTGCCTTTTTTCAAAATCTCTTTGTCTTTCATCAAGGTCTTTTGGCGGTATGTCCGTTCTTTCAAAATCGTTTATAGCGTTCTTGTAAGCTAAAGTTTCTTGCATGGCATCTTCAAAAGCATCATTTAAAACATAATCTTTTGGACCAGCTAAAATTCTTCTCAAGCCAACAATATCTGTTGGAGCCAAAGTCTCGTCAGTAGCTAAATTATATATTCTTCTGGTAGTTCTACCTATTCCCCCTGTAGCCTCATCCATTAAAAACTGAAAAGCATTAGGGTCAAAGTCAAGTTTTCCAGCTATAAATTGATTTCCGCCTGTAAAATTATTTATTGTTTTTGTTATGCCTTTTACAAACTCAAAACTTCTTTTTGAATTGTTATAACTTCTTGGAGAGGTATCTTGTATTATCTTTCTTCGTTCCTCACTTTGGTATATTGGTGAGCCAAAATGGTCTCTATTAAATTGTA